GTTATGATAAAGATTCACTCGACCTGCAAAGTCGTGTGGCTCTGGGAGTTGCCGAGAGAGAAGTGGAAAAATTACGCGCGGAGCGTAAAGTTATAGAAAATCGTGTCACGCTTCTTGAAGAATCAAGGCAAACAAATCAAACGTCTGATCTTTGGAATAAAGTTGAAAAACTTTGTCCAGGTGCGAACGACATTAACGATTCAGATTCAGAATTTTTTGAATTTCTGAATCAAATTGAGCCGTTAAGCGGGGCAAGCTACAGGGAGATTGGCGTATCTGCAACTAATGTTGGAGATGTCAAGCGATTAGCCGATCTTGTAAATGCTTACAAAGCTGCCACTGGTAAAGAAGTAGCATTGAACGATAATAAACGTGTTCTTTCGCAACAGAAACCAGGCAATTCAAAGGTTATAACGCCAGTTACGGCACAACCAAAAAAAAGGGTTGTTCCTGCATCAGAAATCAATAGTTTCTATCAGGATAAAGCCTTGAGTCACTTAAAGGTCTCTGCTAAAGAAGGAAACGAATTAGAACAAGAGTATGACGAAGCCGAACGGGAAAACAGAGTCGATTACAGTAGGTAACGGTATTTTCCTGTTGCGGCATAATAATAATAAAAAAAGGAGAACATTATGGCCTATCCAGTCGCAGCAGGAATAAGGAATATAGCGGCAACTACTATGCGGTATGTACCGGCAATCTTTAGTGGTAAGCTTTTAGAGAAATTCTATAAAGCTTGTGTTTTAGCCGCTATCTCTAATACGGATTACGAAGGCGAAATCAAAGAGCAGGGCGATACAGTTTACATTCGTACCACTCCCGATATTACCATTCGTGATCACTCGAAGGGACAGACGCTGGTCAACGAACAGCCTACCTCGGCGCCAGTTACTTTGCTCATTGATAAAGGAAAATATTGGTCATTTGGAACTAACAAGCTAGATGACAAACAAACTGACATCAAGAAATATGTTAATAACTGGACTGATGATGCTTCGGAGCAACTGAAAATTGATATTGATACAGATATTCTTGCTGATGTTTATTCCGACGCAGACACATCTAATTATGGTGTCGCAGCGGGTAAAATATCGGCGAATATTGATTTAGGTGCGGACAGCGGAGTGTCGGTTGCGCTGACAAAAGCTAACGTTCTTGAAAAGATTGTTGACTGCGGACAGGTTCTTGATGAACAGAATATACCTGGAACCGGTAGGTTTATGGTTATTCCGGCATGGATGGCAGGACTTATCTTGAAGTCTGATCTGAAAGATGCGTCTCTGTCTGGAGATGCAGAGAGCATTATGAGAAATGGTCGGCTCGGAATGATTGATACATTTACTATCTATAAGAGCAATTGCCTGAGCACAGGTACTGATAGTGAACCGAATACTTGCCACAATATTCTTTTCGGAACAAAAGCCGCATTAACATTTGCGTCTCAGTTGACCGAAAATGAAAGTTTGAAGAATCCGAATGCGTTCGGTACACTGTATCGTGGTTTACAGGTATTTGGTTATAAGGTAGCGCAGCCTACCGCGTTGGGTTGGCTCTTTGCACGCAAAGGTTAATCATTAAAGATGGAAACGATATATTGAGTGGGGAATGTAAAATTCCTCACTCAATATTTTGATAAATTAAACATTAAGGAGAAAATTATGGCTACTGTTATTACAGACCAAGATATAATTGTCCAGAAAGGCGCGGTATTGCCTTTCAAGCGAATAGGCATGATTGAAAATACCGTAACGCTTGGTGGTGTAACCGATGGTGCACATGAAGCAGTTGAAGTCTTCACAATGAAAGACGATGTTCTGGTTTTAGCTGCCGGCATGGAAGTTATTACGCCGACGACTAATACTATTAACGCTTCTTTAGGAACTGGTGCCGGTGGAGGGGCTGCCGTTCAGTTGGTTGGAGAATCCAATGTGGGTGCTGCTGCCGGAACGCATTATAATGGTGGACAGGGTTTAGCGAATGTAAACGTCGCAGCCGACGATGCCATCGAGCTTGAAGTCAGCGCTGATGCTGGTGCGGCTGGCGTTGTTCGGGTATGGGCTATTATCGCGGATATTGAAAACGCTGATGGTTCATAATTAAGTTGTGTGAGATAAAAATAGAAATAGAAGGAGAAAATTATGGGTACTATTATTACAGATCAAGATACTATTGTGCAGAAGGGCGCAGTATTGCCCTTCAAAAGACTTGGCATGATAGAGAATACTATAACGCTTGGCGGAGTAACCGACGCGGCAGATGAAGCAGTACAGGTCTTCACAATGAAAGACGATGTTCTGGTTTTAGCTGCCGGCATGGAAATTATTACGCCAACGACCGAGACTATCGACGCTTCGCTGGGAACGGGTGGTGGTGGTGGTTCATGCACGCAGTTGGTTGGAGAATCAGATGTGAGTGACGTTGCCGGAACACATTACGAAGGGGGACAGGGTTTAGCGAATGTAAACGTCGCGGCAGATGATACCATTGACATTGAAGTTAGTGGAGATGCGGGCGCGGCTGGTGTTGTCAGAATATGGGCTATTATCGCAGACATTGAAAATGCTGATGGTTCATAAAAAATAAATAGTTCTTTTCTTGGAAATAGAAATTAGAACTGATATATTTAATAAAAGGAGATATAGAAAATGGCAGAAAAAAGATATTTGAAACAATTGAAAACAAATAATCCTTTTTCTTATTCGGATATCCTTGCTGAAAGGCTTGATATGGTTGAAATATCGGAGGAAGAAAAGGATAAATTGCTTGTTGCCCGGGTTGATGAGCAAAAGTCAGTCGCTATAATTCATAAAGTGGTAAAAGAAAAAAAAGAAGCAAGTAAGAATCTACAAGAAACGCATGAATTGGCGGAACTTGAAGGCATGACGAAGAAGGAATTGACAGAGTTGGCAGAAAAAAGAGGGCTTGATGTTGAGGCAAGCATGAAGAAAGCTGATATTTTTGCCTTACTTATATAAAAGAATAATATGACTGGAAACAAAATTGTGGAGCGGGTCCGACGTCAAATATCGGGTTCTGTAGATGATTATGGCTGGGATAACCCGACTATGGTCAAATATATTGATGATGGAATTCGTGCAATTGTCTTTGAGCACCCTGAATCAAGATATGTATCTACCGTACAGACATCCGCTCTTGCAGAATATACAGCTTTAACGGCAGATATAGGCTTAACTGATAATTACGCCAATATGCTTGTTCATTTTGTTAGCGGTCAAATTCTTTCAGAAGATGCAAAAAATGTTGCTAATATGAAGTTGGGAAATGATCACTTAATAAAAACTGGATTGGGACATATTTAATGGCAAATACTGCATATACTGAACTTTATCCATATTGTGAATATGAGTTACCAGGCATAAGTTTCGCACGTCCACTTTTATTGCAAACGGTACGTGGAACAATAAAAGAATTTTGCGAGCAAACCCTTGTTTGGTTGGATGATGCTACTGCAATTGATGTGGTAGAGGACACTAAGCAATATACGTTGGTCAGCCCTGACGCTCAAGGCGAAATTGTGGCGTTTAAGAAGGTCGAGAGGCGGTATAGCGATGGCGGTGATTTGTCAGAATTGGATCCAGAGATAGATTATACTCGCACATCTCAAACCCAAATCAAACTTGTTGCCAATCCTCCGGAAAATGTAACGAGCGGTTTGGAAGTTCAGGTCTGTTTACGTCCGATTATTACCGCAACAGAAATTCCAGAAGATTATTTCAATGCGTGGTATGATGTTTGGGCAAATGGAGTTAAGTCCAAACTCATGCTGTCAGGAAAACAGTCATGGAGCGATCATGCAAGAGGCGCAGAATGTAAAAGAGATTATTGGGATGGTATAAGCAGATGCAGAGCCAATGAAAATAAAGGAGGATTGCTTGTAGATGCCTTCGCCCGGCCAGAATATATTTTTGCCTGAATAAAACGGAGGATATCAACGTGAAATTAAATAAATGGTTTTTGCTTATTGTATATGCAGTCCTTTTTTCCACCATTGCGAACGCCGCAGATGTATATCATTTTCTCGAGATGGACAGGCAGCGTCCGCTCACAGATCATATTATAGACAAGGTATTCTCCGGAAACCAGCCGCTTGAAGAAGTAAGATTATACGACAGCGAGAGTCCGCTCACCTTAACCGGGTGGACTCTTTATTTCAAGTACGGATATGGCAAATACGACACCAACGGCATGGTAAGCATAACCGGCACACAGCCAGGGTCAAGCAATGTCTGGCATTTTACGGGCGGAACAAATGTCTATTTCGAGGAATACGACAACTACTATTTTTCCGTAGTGGGCACGGACGGTTCAGGCAATCCTTTAACGTTCGGCACAGGGCGCATGATACAGGAATACGATCCTGCCGCAGGCGACCCATCAGCATTAGATGACCTAAAAACAACCATCAACT